CACAAGAAGTTACTAATTGAGTAGTTTCTGGTGCCAAGTATTCTCCATTTACAGTAATATCAAATCCAACAAACTTGATGTCAGTTAAACCGTATTCGTAGTTCTTTTGAATTCCTGCCCCATAGATTTCTCCATAAAGAACCAATCCAGAACCCAAATCTTCAGCACTATATTTTTTAGCCTGGTTCCAAAGTCTTTCTTTGATACCATAAGTCTCTGCGATTGTTCTCCAAACGTCAGTTGAATAGAATCCTTGAGAGTCAGAACCTTTCTCACAGTTATGAGAACCGTAGATGTACTCATAATCTACCCATTCGTCAACCAATCTTAAGAATTTCTTTACCTTGTCCCAAAGGGTCAATTTAGATTTCTTTACAATACCATATCTGGCGTTTGTTCCGTGGATTTTTCTGGTAATTTGAACCTCATCCTCTTCGGTAAACATTCCGGCCACATTTTTCAAGTTTGGAAACTTGTAGTATATATGGAAGTTTTGATTATCTCTCCATTTGATTTTTCTACCAGATGATAATTGGATTTGTTTAACTGGCGGCTCGTATTTAGTAATACCGAGTTTTTCCATCATGTCTTGTCCATCAACTATATTAAGTATAGTTCTATTTTCTTCAAAAAACTGACCTGAAATTATTAAACATTCAGAATAAACTCCTCTCAATTTTACAGTTCTTACTCTACCTCCTTTTCTTAAGTAATTAGTTACTCCCATCCTTTCAGAAAGGGCTTCAGGTATTACTGCATCTGTTGTTGCAATTACTGTTAAGGAACCCTCTTTAAATTCACCCTTCTTTGTGATGGCATTCCACCCACCTGCGATAACTAATTCGATGTTATCTGCACCTTCGATTGCACGTACTTCGTTAATCTTTGCTACGTAGCAAACTGAATTTTGATTTTCCATTATATTAATTCGTATTTGGTTAATGTATCTCTTCTCTCTTCTTTGTTAATTCCGATTAGATAATTTTTAACATTTTTAACAATTAGCTTACTATAAAATGTTCCAATGTAGGCTAAAGTTACTTTTTTCTTTTCTGATGGTCGAGTTTTTAGGTCGATTTTAGCATTTTTAACATCGCTAATTGCGGTAAGGATTTGGTTTTTGTATCCAGAATTACCATCGATTAAATTGATAACCCTATTTGTTAAAATGCCATCAACAACTATCCTGATTTGATGAGGTTTATTACCCTTAAGATATGAGATTTTGTACTCATCGTATCCTACATGTTTAAACCCTTCATCTGTTTTTTCGTATTTGGCAACTTTAAAAACGTTTTCCATCCTTTATAGTTTTACTTCAAATCGTTGTTTCATTTTGTCTAATGTTTCTTGTGGCACATTGTGCTCGTTTACCCCTCCATGTCGGTTTTCTACGATTATAGAATTAACTTTATAACCATATTTCTTGGCCAAATCATAGTATGCCTGCATTTCCCATTCTTGAGTAAAAGTGTTTGAAACTACTACAGTGTGTTCGTACTTCATAAGAAATTCGACCTCTGATTGGCACCAGTCATGGGCTTCTTTAATAAAAGAAAAGTCAAATTTGTACTTTCCTTCGCTATCTACGAAATACATATCGGCCTCTTTGTGACAATAATCTCTATCACCAACCAGGATTTTTGCCAATGTAGATTTTCCTGCTCCAGGTAATCCTCTTAATAAAAATAATTCTTTACTCATACCATTGTGTTTTTTGTAGTTCATAATATTCCTCTTCTGTCATTGGCTTTTCATTGTATATTACCTCTGCAACCAAGAATCCAAATATAAAAGACATTAATGCAATTATCAAAATTACCATATTTGTGTCCTTGTCTCCCATCTTATTTGTTAATTTGAGATTCTACTTCTTGAATAAAATCAAATGCTGATTTGGTACCTCCAACATTAAATGTCTTCAATTCATTTTCAGTGTATTCTCTTGAACCTGTTTTCCAGTCATATATTGTAAAAATATCACCTTCAAATTCTACAACCCATTCCACTTGAACTTTGTCATCTCCCGATGGTTCGTCATAAGTAGGTTCTCCTAGTGCCTCTAGTAATTGACTATAAGTCGCATTGATATAACCTTGAAGTGATGTTCCTGATTCGTCTGCGTTTTCGATTGAAAGTACTTTAAAATTTTTCATAGTGTTTCTTTGTTAAAATTAGATATGTAAATATAATCAAAAAACCTGACACGGTAAAATGTCAGGTTAATTATTTTCAAAAAGTTATTAACAATTTAACAAACTTCATGTTTTTTAATTTTATGTTGTTTCTTATAGCTTTCTATAAAACTATCGCCAACTCCAATATCTTCAATAATATAATTATTTGGAATCATTGGTTTCCTGGCATTCAGGTTTATAATTTTATCCGGGTTTTGTTCATTTTCAAATACTGTCATGTATTTTATTTTTGAACTGCTAGATTTTCTATAGACAACAACAACCATTACGACATCATATTTTCTTCGATGATTGCTTTACCTCTACGAATACGGTTTTTAATAGTCTGTAGCGGTAAGTCATGTTTTTCTGCGATTTCTTCGTACTTCATTTCATTAATCAAACGATCAATTACTATTTCTTTGTACATTCCTTTAAGATTTTCGATTTCAGTAAGAGCACGACCATATTTTGCCATAAGTTCGTCATCTTCCTCAAGGAAATCCTGTTCGGTTTTCATTACATAGTCTTCAATAGCACCATTTAAACCATGGGTACTACTAACAAATTCACCATTCTCGCTTACTTCAACACCGTAATCAGATAGGGCATCCAGAGAGGATTGTTTATTTCTATTATTGATATGTCCTAATGCATCATTGAAAGCAATTCGGTACAACCATGTAGTGATCTGGTATTGTGGGTCATATTGATCAATTTTAGTCCACAATTTTGTTAAGGTGTTTACGGCAATATCTTCAGCCATTTCACGATCTTTTACTATTTTATTAATATAAGTCGTAAGTCCTGGTTTTACTTTGTAGAAAAGTGCAGTAAAGTCTGCTTCAGAACGGGTTGTTAAAAAATTCTCAGTTAATTCTCTGTAAGATTTAGATGCCATAGTGATTTTTGTTTTTAGATTGATATGTAAATATAATACAATTATTTGAATCGGGAAACACTAGAGTGTTAAAATTTTGTTAAAGTTATTAACAATTATTCTACCTCATTAAAGAGTTGAATGATACTAGATAATTCTACAGGCTTGTATTCCCAAAAGTCACAACAACAATTTATTGTTTTGGTCTTATGATTACTACCATACTTTTTATTCGGGAATCCTATGATTGAATAGGCACCTTTTGATTTGCGCGGCCATTCCATAAGTGGCCAGTACGAAAGCACCGCATTCTCTTCTGCAAAAACTTCTAATATGCCATCAAAATAGTCAATATCTAATCCAATTGCCGTCTCTTCCAGTTCTTCAAGTGCACGGTCAAATTCTCCGTCTATATTAATAATAGTCCCGTTCAGGTTTCTTAAGAAATATTCCGCAGTTTCTGGGTCCCATGCAAAGTTACCTAAAACATACACTGTATCTTCCGGAGAGACCACTGAATTCCATTTGGTAAAAAGTTCTTGATTCATCTCTTGAACACTTTCAAAGGGTCTTTTATATGATTTTATGGCGCCTGGTCGGCCAAATTGTTGGTTTGAAGTTACAAATGTTTTCATTATACTATTGCAAATTTTACGTTAAAGTTATCCCACAGATTCTGTAAGAATTTTTGTTCATTTACGGCTGTAGAGCCATTCAGGATTCGACCGTCCTCGCTAACATCAATAAACATATACATCACAAAATCGTATGCTGTTGAATAAACTATTGATTGTCCAAATCCTTCTCGTAGTAATGAACCTCGGTCCCCTTTCTTAAATTCAATGGCAATAGTAACTCCATCATTTTGAATTGTCATATCCGGACGGTTTTGGGTCCCCATGAACTGAATTTGTTTCACAGTGGTGTTTACATTACCCTCCCATTTAATCATTGTTCTTGCCTTCTCCTTGGCAAGTGATCTGCTAAAGCCCTTCTTTTCCATGACATATTCTGTCAACTGATTAAGAAGGTGAGGATAAATAAACTGAATTATTTTATCCTCACTTTGATTCTTGTAGCCAATTGTCTCAAAAACATCACGAGTGGTAATGCCGTCTTGGATAGCCTCTAGCAAATCTAAACGTTTTTTAGATTTACTTGCTAATTTCATATTTTATTGTGTGATTTCTTCTACAGCAACCTCTGGTTTTTCTGCGTTGTCGATTGCAACGTCTAATTCTGCTAATTGAACATGTTTCTCTTGGATTACCTTGTTCGCTTCAGCCATTTCTTTTAGAGCATCTGAGATTTGAGCACCTACATTTGTTAATAATCTTGTAAATGTTTTAGCACCTTCAATACCAGTTCCGGTAATATTCGTGATAATAGTGTACAATTGGTTAAGTTGAACTCCATTAAGTTCAACTGTAGATTCTCCCTTGTCTGCAATTTGGAATTGACGCTTTTGGTCTGCTAGGGCATCATACAAATTGATTACAAAGGCAGCATTTTTAATGCTCCACTCATAATTCTTGTCGATTTGCTTTAAGATAGCGTTAATGTTTTGGATGTTTTCAAGATTTACAGAATATTTCTTTTCTGCTAGGTCTTTTTGAGCCTCGTTAACTTCAATTTCTAATTGAGCACGTAGGTCTTTTAATTCTGCCGTAGATTTTTGTTTTGCTTTCGCCATTTGTAATTGTTTTAGGTTTTATATATTCTTAAAAGTTTTCGTTAGTTATTTTACAATCAAAATCCAAAAAGTTTCTAAATTGTTCATTATCTGCTAAAATTCTTCGGTCAGTTGAGTCATTCTTGTCGTTTCGTTCACCCAGACGCTCTCTACGAATCCCTTCTGGGATGTCTAAGTATATAACAAACAAACGGTTTCTATAAGCAGGTTCAAGCATTGTAACAGCCTCAGCGTTCAGAATCATAACACTACATCGCTCAAATTCAGTTTTAGTCAGTCCATATTTCCAACCATTAAATTCTTGCCATTCTGCAAATTCTCCTCTTTCAATTTTAGCGTCGAATTCCTCAGTTGGTATATAATAATAGTCTTTGCCATGAACCTCTCCCTCTCTAGGTTTTCTGGTTGTACATGAAACTCCATATATAAACCCTTTGTCCATCATTCGTTTTCTCAAGTAATCCTTTCCGGTAGCCGCGGCTCCAACAATTGCAATTTTTCCAGTCATATAAATATTTATTTTGTAGTGTATGCTTCAGGACTTGGCATTCCGCTGTAGTGACACCAAGTACTATCATCAAATTCAACAAGGTCCCATTTAGGGTCGTACCAAAATCTTCGGCCGTTGGCATCAACTATATTTGACATAGTTGGATTTGAGTAACATTGAAAGAAATGCTCTGGTGCGGCATCCAACCCGAAAGGGTTTTTCCAGTCTTTAATACTTCCACCTCCCATAACATAGGCGAGCATCGGTATTTCACGACAAAGTGCTAATATCTCAGGGTGCTCTTGTAAAACATCTCGTGCCGGAAGGAATGGATTTGCCATTGGAACCCTGTAAAGTATTTCAGCCCGTAGATAGTTTCCAATACCATTGAAATACTTTTGGTTCATCATTACCAAGTGGACTGGTTTATCAAATTCCTTTTTGTCAATATTGTCCATTATGTTTCTAACAAACCCCTCAAGGTCCTGTGTAGGGTCTGGTCCTCTGTCCGCTGACCAATCGCTTTCTACTTTCCACTTTCCAAATCGACGAACATCTACAAAACTTAGGGTCTTTCCATTATCTGAATGGAACTTAAGATGTGCGTGCTTTGATTCTTTACCTGTTGGTGTTAATTGAAAATGTCCGGCCATACCCATGTTCATTCGAATGGTTTGACAACTAATTGGAGAGGTTAAATACACCATCAATTCTTTTCCTCGGCTTTTTGCTCTAATTTTAAAAGTAGTACATTCTGGCACTACTTCAACACCTTTATGCACCGGATTCTTTTCAATCCTGTTAAAAAAGAGACCCTCCGATACGGTATTAATGTAGGCTGCGGTAAGTTTAAGTTCTGCTAATTCTGGCATGCTAAGATTTTATAAATGATACAACAAATACTATGAGAAAGAATGGCCAAAATAGGACCAATAAGAAAAGTTCGAATCCTGTGTATGATTTTAAATTTGCATAAGGATTTGTTTCGTTTAGTAACTTATTAAGCTGGTGCATCCCAAATGAATAGGACGCACCAAATAATAGTTACAAAATAATATCGTGTAACATTATTTTTTACTTGATGTTGAGGTACCTTTGAATAGGATTGAAAATAAGAAATTCAATCCAAGAGCCTGCCAAAATGTGATTGGGTGAACTCCATCAACTGCACCAATTAAACATCCATTCCATAATAGTTGTACTGGCCATGCAAATAGGATTGCAGCCACGACTAATAATGCTATCCCAGCAAAAATTAATCCGATTCCTGTAGTAAATCTTTCCATAATAATTATATTTGTTCTTCTGATTTTGTTTCAATTACTAAATAAGTTCCAACTTCTGTTTGTTTTATTGTTCCGGAAGCTACAATTTCTTTAACTGCTGCTAAGATTTCTAAACCTCCAGCAGCCATTAGGTTTAATGTGTGTTCCATGTAGATTAATTTCATTAGTTTTGTCTTAAGTTATTAATTAAATTACCAAATCCTTTATTCATACCATCCTCATTAAAAATGCTTTCTAATATAAATTCATGAGTTAACCCTTCAAAAATAGTGTTTCTATATTCTTCTTTCAATTCATAAGTAGGAGTAAAAGAAAATCTAGTTACATCATTATAGTATTGCTCTTTACCTTGTAATATTGCTCCAGCGCCGTTAGCCTCAATTTTTCTAGGCAGATATCCTTGCTTAATTTTGTTAAACTCTTCTGCTTCTACCCAATAGTTAAATCTATTATCATTAACATTTAATCTTTCCATTTGTATCTGTGTTACCATGATTTCTTTGTTTTAATTAGATATGTAAATATAATCAAAAAACTCCAGACTGTAAAATCTGGAGTGTTAAAATTATGTTAAAGTTTTTTTAATCTAGGTTTTGGAATTCCTCAAACATTTTTATCCTCTGCATTTCAGTAAGATAACCAGAATTTAGGACATATTTCTTAAATATGCTTATTGGCGTTTGGTGGCCATTACCTTCAAAGTGTACGTTGAAATTTCCTGGATTATTTTTAATCCATTCAAGTGTTCCTTCAGGGGTTATTACATCGTCCTTCTTTCCAAGAATAACAGTATGATTTGCCTTCATGCTTCCAATTTGTACCGCTGGTTCCATTGAACGACTATGTACTGCAGGATTAAAAAGAATAGTTGGAATTCCAGTGATTGTTGAAAGACAATATGCAAACCATCCTCCCATTGAACTTCCGATTAAAACATCAGGTCTGTCATTTTGTATTTTTGACAGGATTTCATTAAATAATCCAGACTGTGTATAATCCATTGGTGGACATTCGGCATCAAACTTTGCTAAGAACTTTGACTTTTCGCTTTTTGGGCTGCTTTCAAGACCGTGTAAAAATATTGCTTTCATATATTATACTTTTGGTCTACCTAACATTATTTTTTCATGGGCTCCGCCTCCAATAGTTCTACTGTACCAACCTCCTCCGGTTCCACCATCTAGGTTTCCAATCCAATCTACTTTTTTACCCAATACCTTTTCTACTTCAGCCTGGTCGGTTACAATCGGCACTTGGTACTTATTGATTAAGATTTCGGCAATTTTACCAGAAACCTCTATGTAGTACCCAAGTTTTTTAAGTTCTTGTCCACGGTTGTCCATGTAATTTCTTTTGGCATCTTTGGTTCCATCATGACCGACTCCTGAGAATTTAAGTCCGAAACGGGTTTTTTCACCAAACATGATAACATCAAAATCATTGGAACCGTGAATATCTACGCCTTCCCAATAGTTCCAATCAGGGTCTTTAAATACATCCTTAGGTGATTGGACTTTAAGGTGTCCTCCAATCTCAGCATAGGCTGTGTTAATTAGATTAAAGAATTCCTTTTCTAGTTCTGGGTCTTTAGTCGGGTTTATAACGACTGGTTGGTTTTTCTTGGGATTAAAAAGTTCTCCACTTCTCTCCTCTAAGTATTGTTCATATAGTTTAATTTTCTTCATATTCTATATATTTTAATTATAGTGTAAATATAAACAAAAAACCTGACACGGTAAAACATTTTTCAATGTTTTTTAGGAAAAGTTTAGATAAATAATCTAATCTAAAAATATCCACTCATCATGGCAAAAGCAACTACGGGAGCTGCATTTCATGCTACTCCAAAAAAGAAAAGAAAAGGGGTTCATGCAAAAACTAAAACCACTAAGAATAAAGGAGCTCACAAATACAAAAAAACTTACAAAGGCCAAGGTAAATAACCTTGGCTTTTTTATTTAGCACAAAAGTTCTCGTTTGTATTATGTGCAAAAGAACCGGAATGGGTTGTACCTCCATAGTATGGCATAGTGTCTGGTCGCACAGTCCAATCACAGTGCGGGTACATTGGATTAATTGGTGTACTTGGTACATGATATGGCTGAGTAGGACCTGGACCAACCCATGGATTTGTACTTGGAGTTGGGACTGGAACATATCTTATTCCGTTAAAATCTTCGCCTTTTAATAGGATAACGGCCTCTTCGGTGGTTATACGTTTCTCTTCTAATAACCTTTCAACAATTTTTTCTTTAGTTATCATGATTCTCAAATTTTTCAAGATAGAACTCAACTGTATTAACTCCTACAAATCTTTCAAGTTCAGTTCCATTCTCATCGATTAATAGTACAGTTGGAATATTTCGGATTCCATACTTTTGTGTTGTTTCGGCATCGGCATCTACTAGGATTTTTTCAACCGGAATATTTGCTTCAGCGACCAATTCCATTTTTGGTGCTAACATTTTACAAGGTCCGCACCATGGTGCACTAAAATAAAGGTATTTCATATTTAATTATTTTAAATATTATATAAAAAATGTCCAGTTTGTTTATGTTTTTATCTTAACGGTAATAAATGTATCGAAACGGTCTTCTAGTGCTTTAATAGCATCGATAAGTGGCGTCATGTCCATGGCTCCTTTAGCATCAGCAGTCATTGCATTTACATCTTTCTTAACATTAGTAACTGTTTCTTTTACGGCAGTAACTGCTCCACTAATTGCATCTCCAGCTGCGGCCGTTGCATCACCTTGTTTTGCAACACTGGCTTCAAGATTTCCAGCGGCTGCTGTAAGTTCTTTAACTGCTACCATTAATTTTTCGGCTAGGATTCCCATTGCAGATTCTCCATTATTCTTGGCAAGATCCGTAAGTGCCTTAAACATGTTTGTAGTAGATTCAATTGCTTTAATATTTAATGTCTTACTAGCATTTGCAATTCTAACATAAGAGTTTGCAATACTACTTAATGATTTTGCATTTTCTTTCATATCATCAACATCGTTATCTTCTACAAATTTGGTAACACTTTCAAATGCTTTTGAAACTCCTCCAGCGCTCTTATTAATCATTGCAAATGCTGTACCAACTGCTGTAAGTGGGGCTGCTAATGTTTGAATTTGGGGTCCAAGTATTGCAAGTTCTTTTAATATATCTAGTGGCGATGGTGTGTCTCCTCCAAAAAGAGAGGCAATTCCATCAAAAATTGCTCCAACTGCTCCGGCTGCCGAACCAAGTAGTCCTGCAACACTTCCACCTGCGACTGCGGCAGAAAATATTAACCAAGCTCCTCCAAGTGCGGCTATACCAACTGCAAGAGGAATCATATTTTCGATTCCAATTTCGTCCTTAAATCTACCAAATGCGGTAATAATTGCGTTAACTGGCATCATTACAATATCGACAAATCCACCAGCAACTGTTTTAAGTGCAGGCATCGCACCTTCTAATAGTGAAAGAATCCAACCAACTGCCACGATTACAATTGCAATTACAATAATACCTAATGCTCCCATAAGAAGTGTTGCCGGTGTTAATGCCTGTACAGCTATACCAACGGCTGCAATAACAGTTCCAAAGGCGGTGATTGCGGCTGCGGCTGCAAGTGTCCATGACATTGGAACTTCAACAAATTCAACTCCTGATAACAAAGTAAATAACCATGCAACTGCAATTACTGCAAATGATGCAACAACTACGCCTAATAGGGCTTTAAGCATATCTTTCATACCCAACTTTCCAATAGTTTTACTTGAAAGATACATCATTGCTCCAAATAGGACTATGGCAAGTGCAGCCTTAAGACTCCAATCTGGTTCTGGTGCTTCAAATTGAATTCCAGCAAGTCCTTGGAAAATCCATGCGGTTGCAAGGACACCAAATGCAACTATTGGAATTGCAAATGCCATAAATAATAACTCTTTCGCACTCATTCCTTTGATTGCCTTTGAAATTATATAAAAAGGAATCGCAAAAATAAGTAGAGCAAAACCAGCTTTAAGAACCCACATCGGTTCAGGAGACCTTGGGTCATCTCCCTTTGGAAGATACTCAAAAATATATGCAGTTAACACAATACCAATTGCCATCACTGGAATTGCAATTGCTCCAAATATAATGTCTCTAAGCGATGCTCCTTTAATTGCTTTCATGATAAAATAGAAACCAACTGCAAATAATCCAATCGCAAGGGCAGATTTAAGTACCCATATCGGGTCTGGAGACCTTACGACATTATCTTCGGGTAATAATTTAAAAATTTGCGCAAGTAGGGTAATTGATAACGCTATTAGTGGTATTGCAATAGTTCCAAAAATAAGTTCTTTGGTTGTAGCGCCTTTAATTGCCTTCATAATAAAGTAAAAACCAATTGCAAATAATCCAATCGCAAGGGCAGATTTAAGTACCCATCCCGGATCTGGAGATTTTAAATCATTTCCTTCAGGTAATAACATAAATGCATAAGCCGCTCCAACTATACCAAGTGCCATTAATGGAATTGCAACTGCTGCAAATATTAATTGCGGTGTTGTAAGTCCTTTAGATGCTTTAAGAATCATAGAATAGGAAAAAGCAGCAGGTATCATGATAACTGCAACTGCGAGCGCTACCAGTAATTTTTTACCATCAATGATTGGCATTAGTGTAAATATTGCGGCAGTTATTAATATAGATATTGCAATTCCTACCATCGCAAGTGTAGTTGCTCCTGCCATTGCATACATTCCTTTTGGACTAGTTGGGTCTCCTCCTTTTGCATTTCCAGCAAGGTCTTTATTTCCACTAAGTGTTTCGGCTATTTTAACAAAAACACCCGCAACAAGTACAAAAATTGCGGCAACTGCCAATGCTGTTAAAAACTGTGCACCTGATATAACTGGTATAAATGTAAATATTGCAGCTGCCCCAACAATTGCTCCGGCGATTCCAACTATCATTAAGGCTGTTAATCCAACATCTTTAGCCGACATTGGTTTAAACATTCCACCGCCAGGTCCACCTTTGGCTCCAGCTCCTTTTGATAACATTTTATTCTGCTCTCGTAAGATGCTTCGAATATCGGTAAGTATTGTTGTATGTTTTTTAAGCTCATCTGAAGTTGCGTCTCCTGATTTACCATTTGCCCCATTAAGAACAACTTCAGCAATTCTATTTAGAACTATTGTAGTTGCTTCAGTAGCGTCTGCGATTCTCTGTAACGGGCTTGTTAGTAATCCAATTTGTTTATTGCTTTGAGTCACTTATTGTAGATTTTTTTAAGATAAGCCTTATCTTTGTTATATATCCAAATAAAAAAGGGTCCGATTAGGGACCCTTTGTTTACATTTTTGGCATACTGATGTTTGGCATTTTCATGTTTGGCATTTTAATATTACTCATCATGCCTGACGTCGCATCATTCTGGTTATTATTTTGTTTATTCTCCTCTTTCATATGGTCTATTAGGTCTTTAACAAGATAATGGAATTCATAGTATTCCAAATTCTCAAGCTCCGATGGTTGCATATGAAGTTTAAGATATATGTGAAACTTCGTCTTAAAGAAGTTCTCCAGCGATATCTTGAACAATGAAAAGAGATTTGATTCCGTCGCGAAAACTAATGGGAACCTCTTCCTCCTCGTCCCCAATTTGTACTAGCATGTTTGGTTGAATCCCGACTTTCATCTTTTCAGCCAATGTATAAACTAGATTGTATTTTTTGTTTGTCCAACCGTTTAATTCAATTTCAAATTCAAAAATTGTTTTATCACTAAAAGTTCTCCAATCCTTATGTAAGTATGGAATAATTTGAAGTACTGACTGGTCAACTTTAACCCCTTTTTGTTGTTTCTCTTTAATGTATGCAGTAATTTTTTGCATAACACCGATAGCAGGTGGTTTCATTTCAATAGTACCAAATGAACGTGTTTCAACTAGGAAAGCCTTTGCTTCTGAGTCATAGTACTTGTCAAGTTCAGCAGGAATTTTAAAGTATTGAAAATAATCTTTTTTAATTTCAATTTCATGCTTCTCTCCTTTTTTGCTCATGTGTTCGATTTTTAGGCTCGACTCTGGCTCTGGAAAGGTTAAGTCTCTAATAGAAAGAATAACAAAGAATCTGTCCTCTTCTAAAAGGTCTTTGTATGATAATCGCTTTGTTGTACATGTAATTCGCGTACATGAATCGACTATTGAATTTAATTTATCATCAATATCTAAAACGTTAGTTTCGTCGATTGTTGAAAAGTGTCGAATTTCTGCAACCTTTGCAGAACGTATCGAAAGTTGAGTTCCTTCTGGGTAAAACATACCTCCTGAAGGTAATGAAAGAAGGGGAATTCCATGGTAACCTAAGTGAAAATCTGCATCTTCTGCTTTTTCTCCAGTAAATCTTTCCATGTTAACCCTTCCTAAATTTAAGGGTGCCTCTTGCACTGGTTCCGGAACTTCTTGTTCGTAAACCGTTTCATTTTCTACAGATTGAACTATATTTTTATATTGTTCTTCTAGATTTGAATCGTTTTCTGTACTCATAAATTATTTGTTTTTAAGTTTTTTAATGTCAATTTTATTAAATTTGGTTATTGTTTCTGATCTTTTGTCTATTTCGGCTCTTATAACATCTCTAATAAATGCGGAAATTGAAATTGGTCGCTGTCCAGTTTCGATAGCTTCACTAAGTATTATTCGATTAATTAGTGTAACTTCATCTTCTGATAATAGGACCTGTAACTTCTTGGTTAGTTTATCCATCAATATATTATATTATCATTATATTATGTTTTTGTTTCAAAAAAATATAGGGAACAAATCAATTATTCCCTATACTCTTTTAAATAATTATGCTAAAACTTCTTTCCAAGCATCACATCTGAATGTTACTTCTAATGCAGCAGCATCTTTTGTTTCGTAACTTAATTCGTTTGTAAAACCTAAACCTGAAGTAATTTGGCAGTCTTCTAAAGTTACTGTTCTATAAATATCTCCAGCTCTGTTGAACTGTACGATAACAATAGTACCTACGTAATCTTTTTTAAGTCCCATTGTACCTGTGTTTGGGTCGTATCTTAAGTTATACCATTGTCTCATTGATTTGTATAAATAAGCCTGATTTGCTTCATTTAAGTTTAATGAGAAGTTAATGGTAACATCAACTGCAGTTCCATCAGGCATACCAGCGAACGATCTAGTAACCCATTTGTATTTTTGTTCTACTGCAGCAATTTCTTTGTATAATTCTAATCCTCCGATAGAATTAACGTGTTGTAGTAAAAGTGGAGCATCTGCAACACCAGCCGGTGGAAGTACTGTAACTTCAAACAGGTTAGGCTGGATTGGTTCAAAATTTCTACCTTTTCTAGACGTTTGGTCTTGATTATAGTGTGGTAATCCCATGTTTAATTAATTTTTATTTTTTTATATATCACGATTATAGGTTACCAGATTGAATTTCTCCAGTATTTAAAACTGTTGTTCTGTGAACTACAATCTCTAAACCTTTAACTGGTTCTACATAAGTATCAATTATACCCATATTGTTATCAATAACCTCGTTAGTGTTATTCGTAGAGTCCATTACATTTTTAAACTCATAAACACCATTGTCTTGTTTAACACTTTGTAAGAATGAATCTGCTAAAGTTTTGATTTCAAGTCTTGTTTGAGCAGTATTAAATTCAAATACGTAATCTTTAAGAATATCAGCCATACCATCTTGAATGTAAATAAGTACCTCTCTTACGTGAGCAGAAGAAAGTGCAGATTTAATAGATTGTTGAGCAGTTTTATTACCTAAGATAGTTAAACCAGTTCCTCTTTGGAATACAATTGGATTGTACCCGAATGGCTCTAGAATATCTCTATCATTTTTATCAAATGCATATTCAACTCCTTTAACGTTAGTACCCGCTACAACTCCTCTTCTTGGACCAGCAACGATTGACCATGGAAGGGCGTTCGTATATTTGTCGATGTAGTTGTTACATACATAAGCAGCTGGAGGAACAATAATGTCTTTTCCGTTGTCGCTTACGATTAAACCAGGTCCGTAGTAGAATGCGTAATTTGCACCTTGATTTATACTTGGAAGAGCATAAATTTTGGTTGGGTTTTTATCTTGATTACCACCAGATGCGATGTAAGCAGTATCAAATGCTAAATTTTCATCAGTGAATGAAGGGTCATCAGATTTTTTAAAATCTTCGATTGTTGGAGCATTTAAGATTGCAGAAGCATTTTGTCTGTCTTTTGCTAATTGAGAAAGATTACTCTTGTTGTTTAATCCATTCTCATCAAAAGATGTAAAAGTATCTACAACATATCTAAAATCAATAATGTCTTTATCAATTAGGGCATCGTAGATTCCATTACCACCAGAAAGAACTGATAAATAATCGCTGATTTCTTTTCCAATTATATTTGCTTTTTGCAATACAAAAGTTTTGTAAATATCTGAAGCAACTTCGTATGAGTCAATAATTCTATCTTGGTAATCTGGAACTACATCAGTATAAACTGTAAAAATAGTATCGGTTCCACCCGCTGGAGTAAATTTTGCAACTCTGTTAACTCTTGCAAGTCTATTAGCGGCATCGGCATCAACATATTGTCCAACTGTAATCGGGAATGGCGTAGGCTCATCTCCTATTGCATAAGTTACAGTAAAGTGTGATTCAGATAATGATGAGTTAGTTCCTAATGTACCATTGTCATCATTACCAAACTCATAATCAGTTTGTCTATCTCCTGAAGGAACATAGTGAGATAATAATTCGTAATCATTATTATCATCATGAACATGTCCTAAGAAATCAACTTGAGTTCCTTGTTCGTCCATAACTGCATCTTCTTTAACAGCACAGAATAAACCAGTTCTTCTAGCCTCTGCGTTAACAATTGATTCAATGTATAAGTTTCGGCCTTCAAGGTCTTTAAATCCTGGTAAGATAGAACCTGTGTATTGTGCAATTAAACTAACCTGTCTAAGGTTTGCAAATTGAGCAAGTTTTGTTTTATCCAAACCATATTCTCCACCACTTTGTATAAAGTAGGCAGAATAGATTGGGTCATTAATCATAGTAGCAGCATCGAATTCTCCTTTGAATACAAATACATCAATCATAAAGTCTGATAATTTGTCAAATTCATTTAAGTATTCTGGAACGTTTCCAACACCATACCATTCTCTTGCAGTCAGGTCAAATTCTTTAACGTCTTGAGCCTGTCTTACAATGATTGTAATTGAATCTTGTTTGATATTAACAAAGTTTAAAACGTGATCGTTATCAGGAACAATAGTTGCTAATGTAGCAGTGTCTGAAGGAATCATGAATTTATCATTATCAAAAAAGTCAGGATAGTCAGAACTTCCACTATCTGCTGTAATGTTAACTGCTCCAGCACCTCCACAAGTTACTGGACTTTGGTAATTTGCAATATCAACTCCATCTTCGAATTTTTCAAGGTTTAGTGCCAATATAGGACCTCTTGAAAGTGCTTCGATACAAGATCTGTGGAAAAACATTCCCTTTTTTTCTAAACTTTTATCAATGTTTCCAAACACATTTACAAGAGTTTCAACTGAATCAATCAAAACTGGTGTGTTGTAAGGACCTTTTTTAGAGTGACCTACCATTAATCTAAGAGTCTCAACGTTAATATTTGCCGTTTGAGATTTATCAAACTCAAGTCTATAAACTCCTGAGCTCTTAAAATTTAATAATTGCGGACTTAGTGCCATAATTTTAAGTGTATTTTTTTTCTTTTATTATATATCTAAATTAAACTGGATTTTATCCCAATAAATCATAGATGTCATATTGAAGGTCTCCGCTGGTTTCATTATTTTTATATAAAATCTTCTCCATAAGCTCATGCTTTTCAGGTTCAATAATATCTAGTAGTTCTTCAATATAATCGGCGTAATCTACTGTTGTAAAAAATTCGGTTGCCGTAATACATGTCATAATTGAATCATCGTTCCCCATTTGGGCTCCATAACTTCCATTTTTAACAATTCCAAAAAGACTGGCCTCTTGTACTGTTTGTATGTCGTTTATTTTAACACGATTTATTTCAATAAACTTTTTAAAGTTTTGGCAAAATACTGATTTATTGTCAGATTTAAGTCGGATTCCTGGCTTTGGGGCCTTTGCATCATGACGGTGTTTAAATCGTAGGACCAATTCATCTTCAAATTCATTTCGACCTGGGAAAACTGTTGAAAGATACTGTAATAAGATACTTCCGTAAGTATTAAATTCAATAATCAATTTAACGTTTTCTGCATTAAATACGTCAAGCGCCAATATGTACAAGATTTTTGCAAAGTCCTCTATTGGATGCTCATTGCTCCGGAATATTCCAACCTGATTAATTCGAAAGAAATCGTACATCGCTCCGGGATTAATGTAGTTTTCAATATCCTTGTCTGGAAGTGGTTCGACCTCAAACATGTTTATAACTGAATAGTCCCCTCCGTTCCCTTCGGCGATATCAACTGTAAATAGGTAGTATCTTTCCTCATTTGCGGCCTCTTCAATATCGAAGTTAGGGTGAAATGAAAGGTACCCTTTGGTATCTATATGCGCATTTTCAAACTCTTCAATATCATGCCAAACAAATTTCTTGGCATTCTTTCTGATATTTTTCATCGTACCAGGGCTCAGTAATAAACTGGATGAGCTAGTAAACTCATTACCATATTGTCTATTAAAAGCATCCTCTGAACCAAGGTTTCCAAGTTCTCTTTTGTACCATGCATCGTCCCTGTCAGGGTGTTGCCACCAATCTATTCGGGTTGCTTTATATTCATTAAGTCCCTTTTCAGCATCGGCATAAATTTCATAGAACTTATTAAATCCATTTGGTGTAGAGGTAATATTAATACTCGAAATCTTCGATGCAGAAAGCGTAGGGTAAACGTTTTCATAGAATGAGTTTACAATTGTTGGGTGAACGTGAGCAAACTCATCAAGATATAAATTGTGAATAGTAAAACCAATACCAGACTTCGCTGTAGTTGACTGACCAACAAGTCTACAACCATTATCAGCCCTTACATTCATTACGTCGTATTTAATAATTCCCGGCTTCATAAAGAATGGAAGGTTCTCAATTA